AGTGTTCAGAATCAACCGCATCATCTGCAATCTTAGCTCCTGTAATAGCATCAGCTGCAATCATACCAGTTTCAACAGCTGTACTTGCTATTGTAACAGCTCCAGCATTAGAAATTGTAACATCACCTGATACTGCTACTGGATTAAAATTAGTACCATCTGCAACCATAATATGGCCCGATGTATTTGTCCCCATAGTAATGTCATCACCACTTATAGTCAAGTCTCCAGTAATTGTTACACTATCTGCAAAAGTTGCTCCACCTGCAGAAATATCTGCTAAATCATAACCAGTACCACCAGTATTTACGGTAGTTCCAGGGTCTGCTTCTAATGTATCAAAAAATGTAAAAGGTGTGCCTGTAGCACTTTGGTCTCTAAATATACCTGCATATTTAGCAGTACCACCAACTCCATACTTACCATAGAATCCAAAGTCTACTGCATCTGCACTTGTACCTTGGTCTTTAGCAAGTTTTAACATTGCATCTGCTACTTCAACAGTTGTAGAAGAAACAGTTGTTGTTGTTCCGCTTACGGTTAAGTTTCCAGTCACTGTTAAATTATCTGCAACAGTAACTTCTGAAGTAGCGTGTCCTATCGTTACTGCTATACCTGATGTTTCAGTAGCAAGTTTTAAAGCTCCATCTGAATTTGTAATATACCCGTTTGTACCATCATGATAAACTTCTAAATCATTACCAGTGCCATATCTTGTTTTAACACCATCGTTAAAATCTATTCCAGTACTTCCTCCAACACTTGACCCACTTACAACTAAATCAATAGTACCATCAGCATCTTGATATGTTGCAGTAATATCTGTTTCTGTATTACCATCAAACATAGCTCCAACTGTATCTTGAATAACTTCACTTAAATCAATATTACCTGAGCCATCAAAAGATACTCCATGTATTGTTCTAGCTGTAGCTAAAGCAGTAGCTGTAGAAGCATTACCTGTAAGTGCTCCTGCAAATCCTGTTGCCGTTACAGTTCCTGTACTCGGATTATAATAAAAATCTCCATCAGATTCTAATCCAACATTACCAGTTGCAGAAGCATCTTCAATAAATGTAATTAAATTATTTTCATTTGTGCTTTCATTATCAGCTACAGAAATATGATTTGCATTTGTAGCAGTTGTAGCATTAGTAACTGTAACTCCTGCTATATGAGTATCAAGAGCTGTTCCTGCAATAGTTATAGCATCTGCTTCTAATGTGCCATTAATATCAGCATCGCCTTCTATATCAAGAGATGCTCCATCTAATTCTCCAGTAACAGTTAAATTTCTAATACCCGTGTAATCTTTGTTAGCATCTAAAATAACTGCTTTAGACGCAACAGCTGTTCCTATAGCTGTGCTTCCTATATCTAATGCGTTAAGTTCGCCAACAACTGCTGTAATACCATCTAGTGCATTTAACTCAGCTGCTGTTGAAGTAACTCCATCTAATATGTTTAATTCCGATGTTGTCGAAGTTACACCGTCTAATATATTTAATTCAGTTGCGGTAGAAGTTACTCCATCTAATATGTTTAATTCTGATGCAGTAGAAGTTACTCCATCAAGAATATTAAGTTCTGATGCAGTAGAAGTTACTCCGTCTAATATATTTAATTCTGAAGTAGTAGCTGTTACACCGTCTAATAAATTTAATTCTGTTGCAGTAGAAGTTACTACTACATCTTCATTTATCTTAGGTGAAGTTAATGTTTTGTTTGTAAGTGTATCTGTTGTTGCTCTACCTACTAAAGTATCTGTTGCTGAAGAAGGTAAAGTTAAAGTAATATCACTACCAGGATTACCTGGTGCTAAAGTTGTTTCATGTGCATCAGCAGTAGAACCTTCAAATATTAAGTTAGTTGTGATAGTACCATTAAATGCAACATTATCTGTAGCTGCATCCCCTAGATTAATTGTACCACCATTAAATGTTGTTGTTCCAGTAACAGTTAAATTACCACCAACTGTTACATTACCTGTAGTAGTAATAGCATCAATATAACCATTTGCAAAATATTTTGTAGAGCTACCTAAATCAATATCACTATCAACATTAGGTAAAAGTTTACCATCTTCAAGATGCATTTGTTGAACTGCTGCTGAAGAAACATCTACATAAAATTCAATATGATTATTTGAAGAATCAATTAAAACTTTATTAAGAGGAGTCGCAACACCAGCATCACCAATAAGACCTATAACAGGACCTTCACCAGTTGTTCCGTCATGTTTATGTCCAGATGTATTAACAAATGTTGCTGCTATTGCATCATATTCATTATTAAATAATGATGCACTAATAGTATCTCCATCTGAAAATGTACTTTGTCTTGTGTATGCCGCCATGTTTAAATCCTTCCTCCTGGGATGTAGTCTACATAAAATCCTGAAACAGTATATGAAGAGCCTGTTCCAGTACTTGATATTCTAAAATTATTAGTAAACCCACTACCAGTTAAATTTACTTTTTGTTGTGGGTATAATGTTTGTCCAAATAAAGCTGTTCCAAAAACACCTGTGCCAAATAAAGATGGACTAGATAAAGTACCTATTGATAATTCTGATGGTTGTGGTACATTTGCATCATCGAAATCATAACGACAAAGCAATTTTAAATTATTATTGGCTCCTTCTGCACGAATACTTGTTTTACAATAATATAATGTTTTACGAACACCTGAATCTCCGTAATCTAAATCAGGTGTTTTATACTCAGCACTTATAGTACTACCATTAAAATTATTTCCAGAATCGTGATTGTATATATAACCGTCAATACTAGAATGATAATAAACTTCATCACCATTTTCATCAAACCCTGAGTGAGTCATCCGAGCTGGTATGCCTGTACATTCACTCCATTCGTATAAAGGAACACCTTCAGAAGATATTTTAAATGTTCCTAGTATTCCTTTTTGTTGTAAATCTGCTGTACCAGACTTATAATAAAATAATCTGTATTGATTTTTTTCTCTAATAACCATACTTGAAAACGTAATAGTTGTTAAACTTGGAAAAATATCATCTCTAAATATAGGAAGTATCTTTCTACTAATAGAACCTAATTCAATATCATCAATACGAGCTGTTCCTGCGATAGTTCTTAAACCATCTGGAGAAAGAAAAATTAAATCTCCACCAATCTCTTGAATAGTTTTACCACTTACACAACCAATATTTTTAGTTACGGATGATAAGACTGCAGTTGTATCTAGGCCAGATAATTGATATATACTATTTTTACAAAATATAATAAGTTTATTACGAAAAGATTTTATACCTACTATTTGGTCTCCAACATCTACTGTACCTGCAGAACTACCTGTAAAATTTTCTGGTGATAACCTAGTACTCCAGGAAACTACTTGTGGATTTTCAGAATGACCTGAAACTATTAATCTTTCTCCAAAAATAGTAACTACTTCTGGGTCTACTGGAGCTGACCTTTTTACTTCTTTAAATGAATAAGTATGTACTCCTGCATTTGTAATTTCTATAACTAATTCACCAATCTTATTAGTACCATCAGCTATATAAAGTTTACCATATTGTTTATTTCCTTCATAAAAAGCAAACTCACAAAGACTTTGAGAACCTCTTGATACTGCACTTCCACTAGATAATTGAGAGGCAGTAGCTCCATTCTTTTTTATAACTTGAGATGATGCACTTGAAGCAAAATTACCATCTGCTGTCATTGATGTATCACTAGCAATACTTAGAACAAGAAACTGTTCGTTATTAATTAATATATCGTCACCTACTGCAAACTCTGAAGAAAAAGAAGTACCACTTCCAGTTATTGTAGCACCTCCTGAACTTACTGATACAGTACCTGTTTTAGATTGATAAGTATCTTTATTAACTTGTGTCCAAGTAGTACCGTCTGCACTATAATAAATATTAGAACCTTGACAAGCTACAACACCTTTAGCATATCTATATATACCTTCAATATCATCTGCATTTCCAGCTGGTTGATTGTTTCCAAATTTACTATAACCATTAACTCTTCTGTATCCTCCGTGAATAGAAGACTCAAAATTATTAAGTCTTTGTGCTACTCCTGGAGTTCTAAAAAGTAATGAGGTACTAGAAACTAAGTCTAACCCACCTTCACAATTTATAGAGATACCTTGTTCAGCCATTTAACAATTCCATGCTCTTCTTGACCAGTAGTTAGCCGAAGTTTTATCTTTTGTTCCTTTTATACCACTAGACCTAGCACAATAAGATGCTTTCCGAGCTGGGTTATTTTTTTTTAATTGACATATTAGGGTCCCCAAAATTTACTTTAATAACTTTACCCTTATCATTTTTAACATACACTTTAAATTTTTTAACATCACCAGGCATTGGCTTGTTTAATTTAACTTCTCTACCTTGATATTTAGCCATATTAAATTATAAATTTTTTATTACACATAAAAACTTCTTCTATCATCCATTATAACAGGAAAAGGTTCAAGTAGTTGTTCTCTCATTGTTCTTAAACCATTTTGAAATTCTACATCTGCTAACTGAGCTTGAGACATATTATCTTTAAATTGATGAATATAGTATCTTGCTTTTGCTAATAAAACAGAAGTATATTGTTTTGGAAATACTACAGTATCACCATGTGCTGATAATTCTGTAGGTTGTGTATAAGCATAAAAATAAATTCTATAAACTCCATCAGGTATAGGAGATAATCCAAGTTTATTATTTTCTGGTACTCTTATTACTCTTCTAGGAATACCGTAAGATTGTGTATCACTTTTATCTCTGGCTTCAGATATTCCGTGAGTTCTTTGCCAACTACTTAAAGATAGTGGAGATAATTTATGTATTTCATAAGGAGCAGATTTACCTGATACTCCTTCTTCAGTAACTACCATATTATCCCAATCAATAAAACTATATTCATTTAGTATTGTTTGAGCGCTTCTTAAATCATACCATCTTGTTCCTGATGATGTTTCAATATAAGTATTACCATAATAATTATTAGAAGGGTCTCCTGCAGATAAAAAACTCCATTTATCTTCAGCGTTGCATATATCAAAGTAAGCTCTATTAATAGCGTCTTTAATATATTTTTGTATACCTAACGCAGAACTAGAAAAATTAGAAGAAGTTAATTCAACTTCATTAATTTCTCTAATTAAAGTATTAGTTAAATCCAAATATGTTCTAAATGGAGCAGCCATTATTTAATCCTTTACTATTCTGAAACTTTGTAAGAAGGGGTACCAATGTCAGGTGCACCAATATCAGCTTTTCTTCTTAAATCCATTTTACCATATTGTCTTGGATATTTTTCTTTACTATAATCACAAGAATCTACATTATTCCCTTCTTTTAAGAAAGGTAAATGTTCTGTTATAACATCAGTATATTCAATTCCGTTTTTCATTTTAGCCATTTTTTAAATTCCTTATTATAAAAGAAAGGGCGAAATTAATCGCCCCTTCTAATTATGTATTATTAGTCGATAGCGTAGACTGCTTTCACAATCGCATCGTCTCTAAGAACACTTCTTCCATAAACATGAAGACCTCTTACGATATCACCGAAAGTATCAGTGTCTCGTAGAGTTTCAATATTAAGGATTGACTGAGCAGTTGCTGTAGAAGATATATGTCCTCCTAAGCATTGACCAGTTGAGTTCGTGCCTGAAACTGCAGGACAGTTAGAAGATTTATACATTTGGAATCCTCTAATTGAACCAGACGCAACTAAACCATTTCTTACACCACCATCACCTTGATTAAAATCAGATGACATTAGTTTAGAATCAGTACTTGCTAGTTCTTCATAGAACTCAGGTTTTGCAACAAACCATCTTCCTTCTTCTGGTACAGATGAATCGTCAAGAAGTCTAGCCATTCTAGCCATAATTGCCAAAGGACTAATTTCTGAACTTCCATTACCCATATCAATAGGGTCACCTGAAGTAAAGTTAGCGATTGCTGAACCGTTTCCATCACCACCAAGTTGATGGTCTGGACTTGAAGTAGACACACCTCCGAACATTGTAGATAATACTTCACTGTCCATTGTGTCTTTTAGTGTGTACGCCGCACTTGAAGCGCCTACAGATGCAAAATTGACATGAGACATTCTTTCCTCAATGTCATCGATAATAAACTTAAATGAGTTTGCTTTATCAATAACAAGTGTCGCTTGGGCATCAGTAAGGTATTGTTTTGTTGTCGCTGCTGCTCTCGTATAAGCTGCCACAGATACAGTTGGTTCTTTAATGATTTTAACGGTATCGCCAAAACCACTAATTTCACCAGCGTAATCTGTATTAGTTATAGCTTCAATGACAGAGGATTTCCTGAAGAAGTTTTGAATCTTCTTCGAGAAAATTTCTGGAACCCAATATTCTCCTGTTTGGGTTGAAACTCCTACATCAAAGTTAGAGAGGTTTGCATTCGACGCATTTTGTAATGTACCCATTACTTCCTCCTTAGTTAGTTGTTAATTTAGCAACTAAGTACGAGTAAAATTAGTAAGTCGGATTTCCACTACCGCCATATTTTCTTTGGCTTATATCATTAATGACACGACCTTCAGACATAGCTTCTGTAATAGATTTTTCATTCTTATCAAATTCACTTTGAGACATAGCTGCAATTTGTGAACGAGTCCAAATCTTTTTACTTCCATATCCTATCTCTTTACTATTTTTTACCTGTATCATTTCTGAAGCAGGTACTAAATCGCCTGAGACATTCCTTTTAGTATTAGAAGATTTAAACTTGCCGACATCCTGTTTGAAGAGGTCGATTGCACGAGCAGCTAAAGTAGCATTTGAACCATTACTATAAATCCAACCTTTTATTTCTTCAGGTTGTCTATCAGCCCATTCATGAAACTCATCGGATTCTCGAATCTCTGAGAAGTCTGGGTGTAGTTTTTCTAAAGTTAACTCTGCTTCTTTTATAGAAATTTCTTGATTTTTATCCTGAAGAACTTTTAATTCTTCTTTTAAATCATCAAGTTCTTTTGAAGTTTGAGTATGAGCAACTGATTCAACAACATCGTAAACATCTGGATAATTCTTTTTAAACTCTTGAAGTTCTTCTTTACTTTTAGGAGCTTTATATTTTGGTCTATTAGCTCTTAATTGTGCATGAAGTTCTTCTTCTTTTTGTTTAAAAGAGTTAACCTTAGTATCATAATGTTTTTTTAAATCATCATACCTTTTTTTATAGTCAACTTTTTTATAAGGTTGAGCTTCTTGAGTTACTTCCTCTTCCTGAGCAGTTTCTTCTGTGTCTATCATTGTATCCACAACTACTTTAGGTTTTGGTTGTTTATAACCCATCGCATCATTTGCACCTTCGTATGGTTTTTGTACTGCTTCATCCATAGTATCATAATCAAGATAATCTTTTTTTTGATTATATGGATTAGCTTCTTGTTCATCGTTCTTCGGAGAAGTAGTTCTTTTTTTCAAAAGAGGGTTCTCTTTACTTTCAGTCATTTTTAATCACCTTTCGTTGTTATTGTTGGGGTCTTGCAGAATTGCAAGAGTAGCCGAAAACAGAGTGCCTTGGTGATTCCAGGGTCGCTCTATTTATAAAGTCTACTTGTAGGGGTTTTTCATTAAACCACCACGAGCAGAACTCATGACATCCGTTGGAACAATATCCATAGGAGTAGACTCCATTTGTTGTTCGTCTT